CCCATTTGGAGAAATAATCTACCGCTTGTTTTTCTCCTCCGCTTGACTCGTATATCTCTGGATAGCCTCCTTTAATTCTCTCGATAAACTCCAAAAAAAAACCAGAGCGCCGTTAACTATATTCATTGGGCATTGCCGCATCTCCTCACAAATAGCCTTATCGTATTTGTAGGGCAGTATTTCATAGTTACCGAAAGCGTCCTCTTTTGTAACCCTACGAAATAAGACCGCCATAATCTTATGCATCTCTTTAAAATCCATTCCTATAGTACTGATGTCTACATACTCCGCCGTAGTTATCTCGTCTAGGTTTGGGATAAAGCCGTACTCTACTCCATTAAGTATAAACCGCTCCTCAAATTCTACCTCTTGCTCACACGCTGCTATAATCTGCGCCATTAAACCCTCGTAGTCCGTATAGACTAATTTTTTAACGTCTTGTTTTTTCATTCCTGTAAACAAAGATATAACCCTCTCAATCATTCCCTGCTCCGTTATCTTATCCTCTCGCGCTCGTAGCGCCTCAAACTTGACGTATTGATCCAGAGTAATATCTGCGATATTTTCGGGTACACTAATTTTAATAGTCTCTGTCATATAATAAAAACAAATTAATTCTCTTTATGTTATTTACCTTATTTCTATTTTACCACGATTAGCTAGTAGGTGTAAAACTCCATACCTCAACGCGTCCAGACTATGGTTGTACATATCGCAAGCTAACTGCGCGCCCTTGTCTGTATAGACGTAGTTGTTTAGTTCCTTTGCCATATTAGTACTATCTGGATCAACGACAAGCTCGTAGTCTTGAATTAATGCGATACCCGTTGCGATACTCCCTGCGCCTTTCTTTGCGCCTCTAATATTAAGACCTAGCTTTTGCAGCTCTGCGATAGTTCCTGCGCTTGCGCTATCTCCTATAATCAAATTACGCCCTGCTCTCTGTCTATTGATTGCGTATATTTCGGAGATGGTTAACTTCGATTTGTAAAGCTCCTCCTTTGCGTAGATTATTTTCTTTTTTTTATCTATGGCAATTTTTACTAAAGTTGTCGGATCGGTGTGTCCGTAATCCTGTCCGTAGATAACCTGCAACCCGTCGGGATTAAATTCGCCAAATCGCCAGTTTGTATAAACGACTCCCTCCGCTTTTGAGAGCCAAGAGCCTAGCACAACGTGCTTGTATTTAATCGGATTGCTAACTTTCATATCCTCGAAATAGTCTAGTATCTCGTCGGGTACAAACTCAAGGCAATCGAGGTAAGATGTATGTATATAACAGACGTTATCTTTCACACCGTTAAACCCCTCTTGCACGCCTCTACTCTCGTAGTACTTCATATAGATAAAATGCTCCTTGCTTGTAGGGTTTAAGATTAATACCTTTATATTCCTATTTGGATTGCTTGCATCGTTCCCTCTAATCGATAACACTATCTTATCGTAGATTGCCTCGTCCTGCATCTCCTCCGCCTCGTCTAATATGAGCATCGAGAAATCTTTTAACCCCTTGAGGTTTGCTGTTTGGACTCCAGAGCCTGCCTTTAATCCTTTAAAGACTATTTTGCTCTTATTGAAATTTGAGACGATCCTATTTTGCTGCGACTCGAAAGAGTCCTCCAGATTCATGAGTTCGATTTTCTCCTCTACCTCTGCGAATATGGAATCCTTTAGAGAGGCGTTTGTATACCTGCTGTAGAGTATTCGATGTCCATACTTCGTGCAACTATTTAAAGCGCTTAAAGACGTCGCAAATGATTTCTGTGAGAATCTGCCGCCTGTTATTATAAAGGTATCCACGCCGTCGGGAATATTAAACAAGGGCGCAAATTTATTACTGATGTTTATGTTACTCATTCTCTGGGGTTACGTCAATAGATGAGGTAAAAGAAATCGTCGGTATGTTTACGCTGCCGCCGTCGGAGGTTATATCTACGCTCTGCATTGGTTTGCCGACTGTATACTCTAGGTAGAGCTTTGCGCTTTGAACGTCTCCAGACATCGCGCTTGCCTCTAACGTTTGGAATACGGCTATAAAGTTCTCTTGAGAGGTTGCCTCTGTTATTAATTGCTTGAATGGGTTTTTACGGCGATCAATCCCTTTGGCTTTTGTAGACCAGCCGCCGTTGCCTTTGGATAATTTATTCATATCTAATAGGTACTAACTATTAGTATTAGTACTATTATTAAAACAAATTATTATTGTTATTGTTATTATACAAAAAAACCCCACCAATTAAGGCAGGGCTAACAAAACAAAATTAAACAAAACTAAAAAATTAAGAGGTAACGTTTACGAGTCCGTCTTTGTAGTGATCTACAACTACGCCCGTTTTTAATGTGATTGTCTTATAGGGTACTATTGAATTTTTTACGAGTAGTCTGTGTATTAATTTTCTCATGGTTTAAAGATGTTTATAGCGTTTAGTGATATAATAAAAAACGCCAAGATTAAGGTTATAATTATTTGAGTTTTATATTTTTTCATTTTGTAAATGTAAAGCTTTTTATATATACGCTCCAAATTTATTCGTTTAAAACCTCAAATATTAATTGACAGGTTTCGTATTCCTCGATATATTCAAAGTATAGCAAAGCATCTCTGGAGAGTATCTGCTCGTCCTCTTCACATTCTGGCTCAAATAAATACTTATCGTAGTCGTTATAAATAAACGTACATACATACTGGATCGACTCGTCTAGTAAATACTCTACCATACTGCGGTAGAATAAATCGTGCGCGTCTGTATAGTTTTGTTTAGTAGCCTCCTCAAAAAATACGTGGGGGTTTTCAAATATTACGGGTATCGTCATTTAAAACAAATGTGTATATACGCAGTCGTGGACAAAGCTGTAGTCCTCGTTTAAAGCCTCTAGCTGCTCCTCTGTCATTGCCTCGCCGTCGTAGTCCGCAGAGACTATAAAAGCGTCGCAAAAGTCTGGATAGTCGTTTGTATCTATTCCGTCAACTTCAATGTTATCTATTAAATCGTAATTCATAATCCTGTGCTTTCTGCCTCGTCTACGTCTTTAATTTCGTTTGACGATAGGGCGGTTACTATTGCCTCTTGATTGTGTGCTATATCTTTAACTAGGGAGTGTAGATTTGATAGCCTTGTCTCTAACTCGGATACCCGTTTCCTCAAAACTTGCTTGTTTAGCGGTTTGCTTTGTTTGTCTAATTTTGGCATTTGCTTGCTCATATTCTTTTTGCTTTTTTAGTGTAGCGCGTTCCATATTTATAAAGGCGCTCATTTGGTTATTAATAAAAAATTGTATTCTCTCCTCTGGTATGCCGTCTAGTAATTTCTCTAGTCTTGGCTTGTTTTCTTTTAGGCTTTTTATCTCTAGCTTTAGCTTTACATTTGCCTCTATTAATTCCTGCCTTTGTCTCACTACCTCGTCAATCGAGCCGACCTCTGCGACTATCTCCTCTACTGATGGGGTAGGCTCTAATATACTCTCCAAAGCGTGAAAGGTCTTTTTAAAAAATACATCAAATTTGTAATGTACATTAAATTTTTTAAGAGAGTGTAATACTGTAGAGTGATCGTGGTTTGTAACTGCTCCTATTTCTGCAAATGGTCTGCCCGTTAACTCTCTAGCGAAATGATAAAATAAACATCTAGCCATAACGTACTCCCTCTGCCTTGTGTTTTTATTTATTTTTAATCCTGTTACTTCCTCTACTGCGTCCTTAATTGTTTTTAACATAGTTTAAAAAAGTTTTAATGTGTTAGTTTCTCTCATTTGTTTTATTGGTAATAATATATGTTTATAACCATGTAAGGGTTTCCCTATATACTCATGACAATAGGACGCCCTTAGTTTTATAGATGTATATATATTTTCTTTTGCGTTTACTTTATTTCTTATTTTACCATTAAAAGCAGTAGGTTTCCAAATATTAGTATTTTTATTTCTATACTCCCCTAAAGCAGGGTGTATGGTTTTTGTAAAATACCTAGCGCCTATACTTTTAAATATACTAGCGGTAAAATTAGATATACTAGTGCCTATACTCATGCCTTGAAAATCTGGCAAAACTACTATTCTACTATCTCGATAAGCCAAGCCAACTCCTCTACCTATCTGTCTACCTATAACCGCTATAGCTATGGGTTTATTATTCCAAGTAAACAAAAGATGTATATAGGCTTTATTAACCTTATCACTCATATAGTGATGCTTTTTAAAGATACTCCAAGTACTTGACTCGACTCTACTAACTTGAAGCTCGATTTTTGGACGGTTGCCCCGAAGTAAGGAGCTTCTTTCCAAAGCCCCTCCGTTTTTCTGTGGGGAACTTACCCAATTAGGCGTTAACCATTCCATTACGTCATAGTGGCACGATGCAACAATCATTTTCTTATTGTGCTTTCTTACATACTTTTGAACTGCAAAACTCATTGACTTAGCTACGTCTCTGTCAACTACTGATGTAAATTCATCTATTAGTATAATCTCATTGTCTTTAGCGCTTGCAACCTTATAAGCTAACTCAGCTCTGAATTGCTCCCCATTACTTAGTAAGTGAAAAGGTCTAAGCCAAGTCGGCACACTACTCAAACCCATACTACTCAATAGCATTGAAGCATCGACAGGCTCTAGCCAATTAAAATTAGATATTAAAGATTTCTCCCCATCAAAGTTGCTAGAAGCTAGCTTGCCCATTTGCTTAAGTATGGTAGTTTTACCGCTACCACTTGAGCCATATATAACTCCTATATTCCAATCAAAGTTTTTAGCTTCTCCTAGATTAAAGTACACTTCTGACTCTGTTGTATCTGAGTCTTGAATATCAAAAGCCTCGCATACATAATCTGTGTACTTATCTCTGTTAATTTTACTTTTTAAATTTATCTTCATAGTTGTTCCTTAAATTGTTTAAACTCCTCTAGGCTGCGTATAACTACGTATGTGAATCCTTGAGACTCTAGTAGTTCCTGCCATAGTATTTGCTCTTTGCTTTGCTTTCCTTTAGCGTTTTTTAACTCGATCATATAGGCAGAGCTTTGATAATAGTAAACCATATCCGAGCGTCCTTTGATTAATCCGAGCGCTTTGTTTCTATTGCCGTCTATTTTGTTGGCAGAGTTGTTTAGGTTATAGCAAAGTAAACCTCTCTCGTCGGGAAAGCTATTCCAATGCCATTGGAAAATCTGCGTTTGTATTTTAACCTCGCTTAACATCTGGCTCAAATATAAAGTAAAAATCGTCTAGGTTAACCCCTAGAAATTTCTGCATTGTTGCCATAGTTAAAAACGTAACATCGAAAACGTTATCGGTTGCCTCAAGCTCTTGGACTATTGCTCTAGCGCTGTGAGGATATTGTAAAATCATAAGGTCTAACTTATCCTTTAAATCTGGTTGCAATGTTTGTAGTAAGTTTTTCATAATATAAAATTTTGTTTTTTCAAAGATATAGAAACTTATAACTTATAAACAAACAAATTAACTAAAAACTTTAAATCTTTTTTTATTTACATACTCGAAAGACTTTTTATATCCTACCGCCTCAAGAAAATCTCTAGCGTCTAGCCTGCAAGTTTTACGATGCAATACCCACGCCGCCGTTATGTATTTGTCATGTACCGCCTGCGCAAGCTCTG